AGATTGGCTAGATCGCGTTGCAGAGGGTTCTGAGGGCACTAAGCCTGATCCCGCTAAAGCCGCTGATTTGTATCTCAGGGCGATTGAGTACCACATCCCCAAGTTGGCTAGAACAGAGGTCACTGGTCAAGACGGTGGGCCAGTAGAGATTTCAGCCATTCAGATCAAGCTGGTCAAGCCGAATGAATCTTGAACTAGATTTCCCTGAAAAACTGGGATTTCTGTTTGAGCCTCACCGATACAAGATTCTTTATGGTGGGCGTGGCTCTGCCAAGTCTTGGTCGGTTGCCCGTGCTTTGATTGCCATTGCTGTCCAGAAGCCAACACGAATCCTTTGCGCCCGTGAGTTGCAGAACTCTATCTCTGACTCTGTGATTGCTCTATTGGGCGACCAGATCAAGGCTATGGGGCTTGAGTCTTTTTTTGATGTGCAACGTACTGCCATCTACGGAAAGAACGGCTCTGAGTTCAGCTTTGCGGGTCTAAAGCACAATGTCACCTCGATCAAGT